AATGGTTTGGAATGTTGATGCTCGTGATTGTCTTGAACGCCTTGCTTCCAGCGACGCTTCCAGCCGTGTCGACAGTGAAAGCTGGAAGGGTTTCTGTGATAGCCTCATCAGCGAAGTCGGTACCGGCAACAACCACCTGAATGGCCTTGATGTCTGTTGCAGTTCCGCCTGCAGTCGCTGTCACATTTCTGGGTACAGCCGGGTTGGTGATTCCCGTGGTGACAACCAAAGGGGTTCCGGTGCTGTTCATGGCAGCATGAACACCAGTAGTGGACGCGGCCACCGCATCCGCCGCGGGAATATTGTAGTGAGCGACGAAACCACGATCCACCGCAATTTTGGCATCTGTGGACAGTCTCTGTCCAAATCCGTATTTGTACGGAGTCATTCAAACTCCTCCTTCCTTAAAAGACGCAGGAAGGGAGCCCAACGGCTCCCTATCCCTGCTCATGTTGTTGCAAAATGAATGACATGTTCACACTGGCGAATTACTCGCCAGTATAGGTGTAGTAAACGAAAGCGGTCTTCGCGAAAAGCGGCCGGCCACCGGCGTAAACCTTGCCCCTCCAGACAGTCTTGTCAGCAGCGAAACCGGCAGAAGCGTCGGCCTCGATGATGAATTCCTGCGTTTCGTTCACGATGTACTGGTCAAGGTCACCGAAAATGAACGCATTGGCCGCGATCTGGGTGGAGAAGATGACCGGACGGCCGTCCAGTGTGTATGTGGAGGAGCCGGAACCGCCGGAAGTGACAACCAGCGGACGGCCTTCGGCATCCGTTGCCGTGCGGAACTTCGAGAAGAAGGTCGCTCGCCTCATCATCCAGGTGCCATTGTCTCCATACGGAGATTCCACGGCAGCCTGAACATCGTTGATGAGATCCCAGTCGACTTCATCATAGGTTTCTGCTGCAGACGGAGCCGCAGTGATGGCGGTGACAATTCCCTCGAACTTGCTGGTGGAAAGCGAACCATTCACCAGATAGTTCTCGATCTGCAGGCCAACGTACTTGCCGATTTCCATGGCAAGATAAGCTTCCAAACCGGCGATGCTGTTCTTCATCAACAGGTTCTTCACAGAAACCGTTGCGACAACAGCTTGCTGGTTGATGGCCACTTCGGTGAATGTGAAGGTAAGGGTATCGGTGCCATCAGACTCATTGGTGGGGGTCCCTGCGGTGCCGATCGGGATGGTCACATCGCCATTGAAGTTGTACTTGGTGACCTTTGCATAGATCGCCCCGTACTTGGTGATGATAGCCTTGATCTGGCTCAGAGTGGTCTGAGGCACCAGGTATTCGGCGCCAGATGTCACGGACAAGCCGTTCATGTCCGTAATGGCACGCTTGCCGAACGCCATGACCTCGTTGTCGGATTCCGCAACCTTGCCGCTCATGAACGAGCGGAAGAATGCATCGCGGTAGTGGTCGGAGCTGCGGAAGTTTTCCTGGTTGATGTCAGCACGCATGTTTCTCACCCCTCCCTTGGGTGTGGAATCTTGTGGAGCATCCGTCAGTTTCTCGTTGATCTCATCGATCTTGTCTCCGAGGGACCGCAGTTGCTCCGTGTTGGTGGTCAATTCGTCGGTGTTCATTGCAGACCGGTGCTGTTCGCACTTGCGTTTCAGCTCCAGGCGTTGCTGTTCCAGGTCGGTTTTCTGGCGACGCAATTCCGCCGCCTCTTTCTGGCTCATCATGTACTTCAGTCCTCCTTGTCAAATCTTTGCAAGCTCATAATCAAGCAGGGCAATCGCCCGCACCTGTTCGTCTGTTCCGCCATCAGTCGGCGGCTCATCACTGTTTCGCTGTGTGTTCGGCGGCAAGTCCATGGCAACGGCCACTGTGGCCGGGTAGGCCGGGAACGCAACCAGGCTGACTTCCATGACATCTGTGATATGCATGATTCTGTCGACACGCTTTTCCGAATCCTGGTCAATCCGGTCGGCGAAGAACCAGAAGGACATGCCGTCCAGAATTCCCCGCTGTACTCGGTCAAATGCATAATCGTCCAGCTGAGTATCTCCGAGGTCAGCTTCGATGAACAGTCCGACCTCGTCCACCTGTGCCCGCATGTTCTTTCCGCTGCGGGCCAGAATGAGTCCAGTATCATGGTCCAGCAGCAGGAGGAGATTGGATAAGTCCACTCCCTCGAGAGCACGCTGGTCAATCACCTCTGTCCACTCACTGCCAAGATACGGATGCCCAGACACATTGAACAGAATCGGGTACCCGCGAATCACCCGACGATTCTCTTCCTGAACAGCCCGCATGTTGGAATCATCAAACCTCAGCGCTCGTTTCTCCCGGGATTGTTTCTCCTGCATCTTCATTTACAGCACCTCCTTTCCCTGCGCCTGCAGGTGGCTGAACATCCTTGGATCCCGAGTCTTCAAGCGGCTCGAAATTCTTGTTCCCTGTGAATTCGTCCAGCTTTTTCGGCCCTCTCGGCAACCCGATCCGTCGCCGAATCTCATTGCGATTCATGATGGTTCCATAAACCATTTCCTTGTAGAACTGTGTCTTTGCTGTCAATGTCGAGATTTCCAGATCAATCAGCTCAGCCTGTACCCGATGGTTCCGTTCCAATTCCGGCCGGCTGAACAACTTGTATGTCAGCTCCTCCTCAAGCTGATAGACAACCGGCTTGACAGTGTTGTCCACAAACTGTTCATACTGCAGTTCAGTGGCGTTTCCGTTGATGATTTCCGTTGACACGCCAAAATAGTTGTACAGGCTGCGTGTAATGGATTCCATCAGCTTCGAATCCAGTGGATTCAGTTTCATGTCCAACTTGTGGACGTCATACTCCATGCCAATCATGCCGAAGCCGGTGCTGTTCTCTGAATTCAGGAAAAGTTCCTTGAATTCTTCAAGCTTCTTCTTCATGTCCGAACCCTTGAGCTGTGACTTCACCTGGAGAAGCGCCGATACCCGGCCGGAACTTTCTGAATCCTTCACAGCCTGGTTCTGGATGGTGCTGACGATCTGCACATAGTTTCCGGTGGCCTGACTCCATGTGCCTCCGTTCGTGCCAGGGAACCGCTGCAGATGGATGACATCCTCGTACAGGTATTCGAATCCCGGATCCGCAGGGAAGCGAATGACAAGACTTCCGTCCGCCAATGTTATGAATTCATGCCGGGAATAAGGTAATGGATAGAGCGCACGAAGTGAACCGTCCTCCGCCCAGTCCGGAATGGCATAGGCGTTGTTTGTCAGCAGCAGCCTGGTGATCAGGTGCGTGATGAATACCTGTGGGCCCTGCAACGGATTCGCACGAACGGTCAGCACATAGTTCACCTTGTCGCGGAGCAGCTGGATGTTTCCCTCCATGTCCGCCCTGACATGGAAAAACGGAACGCATCCGACCTTTTCTGCAATGAAATTGATGGCAGTCCGTATCTCCGGAATGCTGTACAGGTCCCGATTGATTTCTAGCAAACCATTCCCACGCCGGAGCAGGTCAATGATGCGGGAGGCGGTAACCTTGTCCCGTCGAAACCATCCCGCCATATTGTTGAGCACTCCCAATTTCTCACCTCCTTTCACGCCTGGTATTCGATAAACATGTCCTTCACTTTCTTGTATGCGATATAGGCAATCAAAAATGACACGTATCCATCGATGCGTGCCCTGCTTTTTGATTTGTCCGGACGGACATTGTTGTTCTGGTCGATGAGTGCTGCCGTGTTGGTGGTGCACCATCGGAACAGTCCGTTGTGCCTGCTGAACCTCACTTCGTCAGATTCGAACAGCGCTTTGGTTTCCTTCATCGGTGTGCTGAGCGTGATGGCTCCCATCGCAACCGGAAATGTGACGCCTCGTTCCTGTCTGTCCTCCTTGGGGAACCCGTTCATTTCCATCTCATCAACCCAGTCTCCACCATGCCATCGGTCGAATCCGATTTTCCAAAAGGTGACCTGGTACTTCTCCGCAAGTTCGATGAACCACTGGGTCACGTCCGACTTCCGTACCATTGGGCCATCACATACCTGCAGCAGCTGCCGGTTCATGGCATCCGGTGCGTTTGTCTCGGTGAAGGAAAGATAGGCCATCTTGTCTGATTTGCTGTTCTGCTCGATGCGCCCAGCCGGGACGAAGTACCGTTGAATCAGGTTCAGCTTTCCATTTATCGGAATGATGGCCGATGCACAGCAAAGGTCGGTCGTTTCCGCAAGGTCAACACCTCCAACCGCATAACAGTTTGTATACTCTTTCTCTTGAATGTCTCCGGCGCACTGGTCAATCGTCTGCAGGTCGAAGAAGATGGCGGATGAATTGCTGGCTCGGTTCAGGTGTTTGGCCAGAAAGGACGGCCACTGCGCCGGGTCCGACTTGGCTTTCACATATTCGTTTCGCAGGTAATCTATGGTCGGCCGGTCACCCAGACCCGGATTTGCTTTCCCCCAGCAGCTTTCATCATTCGGATCATCGTCATCGTCAATTTCGAAAATCATTGGGAACAAGCGCATGGCCAAATCCAATTCAGCCAGAACCTTCTTACATCGGTCATACACACTATCGAAAATGCTTTCCCGCGTGAACCCGTTCGTCGAGATGATGATGCCCATGGGCTGTTCCCGTGCGCCAGTGGCTGACGAGAATACATCATAGGTGTTTCGGTCCTTGATGGCATGGCACTCGTCGATGATGAATGCATGCGGGTTCAGTCCGTCCTTTGTTTGGCTGTTCCGGTCTCCGGCTTTCATGTAGGACCGGCTGTCTGCATGCACCAGGCGATGGCCCGACGTGTCTTTCCTTCTTCGAAGATGTTCCCGGAGCACCGGACTGTCATCTGCAAAGTCGACCGCATTCTGCCAAACGATTTCCGCTTGGGCCTTTACGGTTGCGAGACACCAGACTTGCGCAGCTGGCTCCCGATCCGCGCAGGTGAAGTACAAACCTAGCACGGAGATGAAAACCGACTTGCCCCATTTTCTGGCGACAATCAGAACCATCTCCCGGAAGAATCGAATCCATCGCCCATCGTCGTTCTTGACCTTGATGCCAAGCACGCAGGCCGCAATGTATTTCTGTTCGCGTGTGAGTTCCAGCGGAAGCCCTGCCCACTTGCCTTCCTTGTGACGGAGCAGCTTGCAGAAGGTTTCAAATGCATCGACATCTATCGGATCGAACAGAATATTCTTTTGCTTCAGGAGTTTCTCGACCAGGAGACGCAGCTGTCGCACCGCCCGGCTATGTTTCTGCGGCTCTGCATCGACATATCCGTGCCATAACCGGATATACTCCGGCATCTTCATGTTCTTGGCCTCGCAATCAATGCGCTAAGTGCATCGTCTCCCTTCCTGGGAGGCGGG